TGTGTCAACCTCTTGGATCAATGTGATTGGGTTAACCTGGAATACAGTCTCAAACTCAATCGGTTCGTCGCTAAAGTCAACATCGGGCCTAAAGGTAACATCCCCAAAGTTTCGTTTATAGGTTGTCTTAAAGAATGTCTGTGGTAAAGCTTCCCCCTCCTTGTGCTTCATTGTAATTGATGATGGCACTAGCATTTTCTTATGGGTAAGGTTTTTAAAATCTATAAATTGAGTATATTCAACATTCTGCCCTAAAGCATACCAATCCTCAATATTGTGCAATTCAAAATTATATGTTTTAGATGGCACTAATACCGCATTGAACATCTGAAGAACTGAATTAAAAAACTCTGATACCTTAATTTCTGGCATCACTCTGGCCATATCAACAAGCACTTGGCTTGTAGGCGGAGATACTAAACAAGCAATGCTACCATCAACCACCGCATCAACTGGTGTATTGTAAATGAACTGAACCACATCACCTTTGCTTAATCTTAAAAAGTTACAAAATTGCTGGCCACCACTGGTCCATTGTGCCGCCGTTTTATTTTGATAAAAGCCTTTTGTTTTACCATTAACGGTTACTTTAACGCCAAGCGTTGGTGTGAATGTAGGGGCAACTAATGGTGTATAATTAGTAATGGTTAACCCAAACCTATATTGGCCAGTTTCAGGGCAAGTGTAAGTGTATGTTGTATTATTCCAAGCCCCACTTGTATTACCAGTTATTACTGTATTCCCAACTGGCAAAGCAAACCAAGTGTTTAATGTGCTTGTAGGCCTAAATATATTCTGTGGTGTTGAATCATTGGCCTCAAAGTTACCATAGTTATTGCCGTTGATACGATCAAAATAACTACCTGGGGCTTCTTGAGGAGTTACATATAGATACTCAAACTCTGGTCTTGATAATAATGTACCCCCTAAACTAAAGCCTTCAGCCGTAAAGATATTTTCAATCATATCTTTAAGCAAAATTGATGGTCTTAACCCTTTATAGTTGATTGTGTTTTGTACACCTATGTCATAAGATACGCCACCACTTTTATTGCAATATCGATATCCGTATCCGTAATCTTTTAAGTCCCAAATAATTGATCCACCTAAAATACCACCAGTCCACGAGGATATTGCTAAAGCGTTGCTGATTGTATGTAAGTAGTTTGACCAATCAATTTCGGGTAATGTCTTCTCGCCCCAATTTACTAAAAGCGTTTTACTTGTCCCATAGAATACTATATTATAAGAGCTTGGAAGTCCGTCTTTAAATTTTACCTCAAGCAATTCAATTTCACCAGTAAAGACTGGCAAGCCGTGTATATATATTTCACCAGTTAACGCAAAGTTCTGATTCCAAGATTGCAAAAGGACATTTTCGTCAAAATAGTTTTGGAATATCTTATTGTTTGACTCTGTGGCTGGGATGGTAAAGTTTTGCGAGAAGTCAGTAAAGACCGTATCAATCTTTGAATAGTCTTTTATCTGTCTATTTAATTGGATTGATTCATCTTGAAACAAATCTACCAGTTTACCATCTATAATAAGCGAAAAATATATCATCGAACAATGCTATTGATTAGTGGTTGAGCGTATTCAAAGTTGAAAGTATACATAATTAACTTGTCGTTTTTAGCCGTCTTTTTATCAAAGGCAGAATCCACGATCTGACAAGCATAGGTTTTAGCATTGTAATAAACAAAAACCGCCGAGCTTAACATTAACTGTTGGAAATAATCGACATAAGATTCTGGAATCCAATTGGTATTTGCTAATTGCTTATAAATACCTTGAATATTATATGGAGTTTTAATTCCAACACCATAAGACCAGGCTTCCGCCATATTAGTTTGAGCATATATGCCTTTGTAATATTCCTCTTTTGTGGTTGTCATTGCAACCTTACTCACCGCATTAAATGAGTAACCCTCAATAACCCCATATCTATTTTTAAATAAGATAGTTGTAGTGCCATATTTATTTGGGCAATCAAACTTGACGCTTATGGTTTCCGATCCAGTTGAATAATTGAATACGATATTGATATCCGATCCCCAAGTACCTCCAGCCGTTATGAGTTGTTTTAGCTCAACCGCTTGAATGTAAGTGCTTGAATTAGTAACCGCAGTCGGAGTGATGGTGCTTGTGCCACAAACAATGCTCGTGATTTTAGTCGCATCATACCAAATATAGTCATATTGCGTTTCTGTGGTAAGATATACAGTTGTTCTGTCAGTTAAAACTCGTTTTGTGGTTGCCTGATTAAACCCTTCAAGTGTATATTCGTATCCTTTAGTGGCTAAAATGACATTACTTGTAACTGGAGCTGATGAACCACCGCCCCAAAATCCGTTTACTTTAACCGCACAATAAACCGCACCGCTTCCAATCGTTGATGTGGATGCTCCAATGGTTAAAAAATTGTCGCTTATATATTGAGTTACAATTTTAGAAATATCAATCCAACTACGATTACCAGCATAAGTGTCTGGAAGCCTATTGATTTCCGCTATTGGCGAAGCTGGTATTGTGGTTGTCCCACTCCATACATAGATTCTATACTGATAAACGAAATTAGGTTGTGCATAGTCTGTATCGTATGCTTGATAAAGCATTGAACTCAATGCCCCTTTTATACTTGTAGGTTGAACTGTTAAGCTTATAGCCATTATCTTCTTTTAATTTTTAATACCACTCCAAATTCTTTTTGCAAATCCATTTTGCCAAGCTTTGCAATTACCTGGTCATATTTCCATACACTTGTCTTCCTCGAAATTTCAATAAATGGGAACGCCTCAATTCCAAAATACTTAATTTTTCTATTCATACAAAATGCCATTGCCTTTCGGCTATTCTTTGTATTCTTTTTAAACTCCCCACTTGATAGATTCCTTGGCCTTAATCCTTTATTTTGAATCCATCGTTGCATTGCCAGTCCTGGAATACCTTTGCCTTTATCACGGCCCTCATTTACATATTTGCCATAATCCCACATTGTAACACCATAACCGCCTCGAACCCCTTTTACTACCTTAATAGATTTTAGCAAGTTGCCAGATGCAATATGGTTGGCCCTTATAGATTTGATTCTGGTATTTAACGGTTTGCCATTCTTCCAGTTAGTCCTATAAGTTTTACGCTTAACTTTAGCCCCCAGATTTATTTTCATCTGGTTGGCAAAGTATGTCGCCATTTCTTTGATACCGATATTTAGATTAGCAGTATCCATCAGTCACTATTGGATTGGCAACATCTATATTTAAGCTAATAGTAAAACCTGCAATGACATCATCATAAGTCTCCTCAAATGCAGTAAATTGAATGGGCCTTTGTATTTCCAAGGCATTGTAGTAAAGCTCTTCGTATTTTTTTACTGCAATAGCAAAGTCAACATATAATTGCTGAAGCACCATTGCATAGTTGTTATTCTCTGTATACCCAATCTCTGAATAAAGCGTCTCTTGGTTCAAGCCTTGGTTTTCGGTTGTGATGGTGTTTACACGATCAGCAATCATAATGTTTACCTGAACGGTTGCCATTGGTGATCCTAAAGACACCTGGCCGATATTGGTGTGCATATATGGGTAAACCAACATTGAACGCATATTCATTTCGGTTATATTACCGTGGGAATATCTTGCCCCAATTTCGGTTGCCACATCTTTGCAAAACGCCAGTGCAGTGCCTATATGATTTTTATCTTTTTGCATTTATTTTATTTAACTCTGTGTTTTGAACTTCTTGAAGGTCGAGAATGTAAGATTGCCACAATAAGGTTTTATGAATTGGAAGCTTGACCACTTGATCAGTTTTAAGGATGTCGCCTCCAGTAAGTCCGTAAATGAGACCGTACCATCCCCACTTTTTATTAAACGCTGCAATTCCAGCATTTCCGAGTCCCTCGTTTTCTCCTCCAGCAAACACCTCTGGATATAATTCAGTAAGTCGTACCCTAAATCGCAAAAAAAAACAATGGCCCCTTTTACAACATTCATTGGTAGCTCTTGGAAGCTTTCGTTTATTTTGCCACTATAAGATTCAATATCATAGCGTTTGCCATCATTTATAATAGTAGGCCTATAAAGTACAGACATAACCTTATACAGATTATCTCGCTCCTTTTGGTAGTTATCTATGTCCACAAATTCAGCCGTGCTTAATTCATCTATATTAGGCACAAAGCCATATTCAATATTGTTATATGTAAAAGTCTTAACCAGGGAAGTCTCTTCCTTGAGTGCCTCTTCAATTCTGATTAAGATTTGCTTTAATGTTTGGTAAGGGATCTTTTTAATTTCGTGCGTGTTAATTTCGCAGAATATAGAAATGGTTTGAACTGCACGGTCAAAATCGCTCAATCTCTCTGGGAGCTTCTCAAACTCCAAGTATTGATGCAACTTAATATCTTTAAGACTTGTTGGTACAATTAGGCTTCTCTCCATATGGGAATAAAACCCAAAAAAGCCGATTTGTTACGAAAAAAGGGGCTTTAATGCCCCCTAAAAGATTGAATGGTCGCCGAAAGTGTCAGTGTCGACATACTTGTTAAATAAATCAACTATTTTATTGTGGGCCTCAATTATAACCCTATGGGCGTTGCCAGTGCCGTAGTATATGTCTTCTTTTAATGTCTCAAGAATATATATGGCCTCTTCTCTGATTTTCTCGTCGCAGTCATTAAAGTGGCTTTCAACAAACTCCTCAAGTTCATAAAGGTCGTGAGATGGGCAATTGTCTTCGTTTAGCATATCTTATTTATTTCTTTTTTAACTTGTTGCCAGTATTTAATTCTATCAAGGGAAGTATCACCATTATTATGGTAAAATGTATCCAAAAGCGTCTCTTCAACAAATATCAAAGCACATTCTTTTGATTCTGAAATACTAATTGAATTTTCTAAATCAACAAGGAATAAGTCATAATATTTATAAACTAATTGTTTTGCCTTTTCTTTAGGTGTCATAGTCTTTCAATTATAGCGATTAAAGTGCCAAGTGCCAATGCCGTAATCATAATGGCATTAAATAGGTGCAAAGCGATGTTTTTTAATAGGTTTTTCATATTACTGTAATTGATTGGATTTTCTCTGCAAAGGTTTTGGTTGATTCATCCATTGCGTGAACCATCCAAGATTCTAAAAAGTTATTGTAGGCTTTTTTAGTCATATTTGAGGCCTCAATGATAAATCTAAACGCTTCAGTTGGGTGCATCATAAAAGTGATGGTGTCATTCTCGCACACATAAGTGTAAACGCTTTGATTGTCTTTTTTAGTTTCGTTTGTTAAAGCAAATTTTTTCATACTTTTTTCTTATTTGATAGCACAAAGATACAGTCATATTTTGAATTTACAATACAAATAATGATATTTTTTGTAACTATTTGATTTTTAGGCTAATAATTTTTATCTGATTGAGTATTTGCCGTAGTTAGGACGATTAAAGCTATTGAATATTGCATACCTGGAGGCGTCAATGCCGTGGTTAAAAGCATCCACTGGCCTATTAGTTGCCTTCCCATCTTTGTCCTGAATGTATTTGTAGTTTCTAAACTCCTTAATAAGATTGGTTGATCGTGTAGTAATATGTATCTTGTACCTTCGCATCATATCAATACCTATATTTATACTATCTGGACCTTTTGCCGTGGGCTTTACATTAAAACCATAGGAATGAATCTCATTGATGGACTTCGGTTCGCTTGAATCAGCAAATATATTTACTCGCCTATCTATGTTTAGCGACCTCATCACATCCACAATATCCTTATTGGTCATTCCGTTCTGGTAAATATGCTCATCAAGGTAAATCTTATCGTCATAAAGGTAAACAGAAACCAAGGCCGTTGGATCTTGAGTGTAGCCAAAGTCTAAACCATAGGCAATAAATCGAGCTTCTTGTGGGATGTTCCCAATCTCCTCATAATTAAATACCAATAGTTTTGACTGTGCCTTTTGGCCAAGCCCATATATACGCCAGTATGTTTCGTCAACTTCCTTAAGCCGTTCAATCTCAGCTACCAGGTTAGCATCAAGGAATGGATTATCCTTATATGTGGTAACAAAGAACTCGGCATCAGGCCTTGGGATGATATTGTCATAAAGCCAGTGGTATTCCTCCGATGGATTAAAGTCAATTATTACCTTGTCCGTTGTTCTTATGTTTAGTTGGAAGAAGTCTTCATATTTAAGCTCGTTGCCCTCATTAACAAACAGTAAGTGTCTTTTGCGACCTCTAATCTTTTGTGGTTCATCCAAACTTACAAATTCAATGACATTAGAATTAAGATGATATTCGTTTACAGACTTGTAGTGATCCTCCTCATTATACAAATCATATTTGCGGAGTAACTCAAAAAAGTCCCTCATCACTGACCCACGAAGTGCTGGGCCGTGTTTCCTTACAATTGATATTATTTTATTCTGATTGGATAAACAATACTTGAATATAATCCAAATAAGAATGTTGTAAGTCTTCCCAGAACGAGTACCCCCTTGCTCGACTGTAAAACGCTTAGTGCTTTGTTCTAAATGAACAAATACACAATTACTCTTCAAGTTTATTGATGACCTCAATGTTTATGTCTAAAGCTTTGCCATTCATCCCAGTTATTTCCTTGCGTTCAATATAGCCTCTGTCCTTACCTTTAGTTTTGAGCATAAAAATAATAGCCGTTGGATTGCCATCTCTGATAAGCTCAAGCAATTTTGATTCGGTAAAGTCTAAAACAAGGTTTTGTATCTCGTGAACCTTCTCCGCAAACAACTCATCTTCCCTCATCCATCGGTAAGGTGTTGTCCTATCCAAGTCCATTTTTTTGGCAGCCTGGCTTATTATACCAAGTTGACCTTCTAATATTTTTAGGAATGCCTCTTTTCTATCTTCTTGTTGTTTTTGTAGTGCGTTCATTTTAGCTTTATGGTTAGTTCAATCCAATAAATAAGGAATGACAAGTTGATTATTACTTCATTTTCCTCATAGTCTAATATAAGAGACGGAGATATATAAATACAAGTATACCACTTGCCAGTTTTAATTTTCATAACTCTTTTATTTTTTGTTCATACCATTGGGCCTTCTTTAAATCTTGGTCAATAGGTTGGTTTGGTTTATTGCCTAATCGCATACGATATTTAAACGCACACATTTGGCAGTGTAACTTAAAAGCTTCTTTGCCCCATATGTCAACCATCATTTCCCAGACTTCCTTGTTTAGTGTTTTATAGTGTTCTGGATTAATGTAGTCATATAACGAGCCTTGTTCTCTGTCTTGATGTAATTCAGCCATTCTGAAAATTTGATTGGGTTAATGTTTTTCTCTTGGAGATAGTCAAGAGTTCTTGTTGTAAGTGGTGTTAATTTTTTCATATTGATGCAAATATAGTATTTTAATTTTACAATTTCAAATCTTGCCTATATCCATTCGTAGCTTGTGTATTTTTTTTAGGTCTTCTTTGCAGTCTGTTATATCACCGTATTCAATATGACAAGGTCTACAAAGTGCCATCAGGTTAAATATATTATCCTTTGATGTTCTTCCACCCATTCCTCTTGCCTCGATGTGATGGATGTCAGTTGCTCTGGCTTCACAGACTTCGCAAGGAATAAAGTCGGTTGTGTCATAGCCAAAATAATCCATATAAATCTTAGTGTGGTTTTTCATTGATGTAAGCAAGTATTCGTTCTGATGTTGTTGTATAATCTATGTAATCCTTATCAAGTTTCTTGATGAACTTCTCAAACTTTTTTAAATCGGTGTTGTTATTAAAACAAATAGTATAATTGAAACTGTCTTCTTTATCCTCTTGCACCTCTTCCGCATCTTCCACTTCAAATAAGTTAGGATCAAGGTCAAGGCCAAAACCATCAAGCTCACTCAAATCCCATTCATTAGCTAAAGCGTCAAAATCCCAATCCCCATAGTTAAGATTGTCCTTAATAAGAAACTCCTTTTGTTGCTCAATTGGTAAGTCAACCACCAAAACTTCAGTTTCTTTAAATCCCAATTCTTTAAGAGCTTTAAGTCTCATATTACCACCAAGCACTTCAAAGTCTTTATTGACTACAATAGGCCTTATATCAAGCATTTGCGGAAACTCCTTAATAGACAATAGGAGCTTTTTATATTTCGCCTTGTTGATTACCCTTGGATTGTTGGGGTTGGTTTTCAGTTTCGATACTTGTAATTTCATTGTAGTAATTTTTTAAAAATTCAGCCTCTTCACGATTCATAAATTGACCAACTATAAGACCATCGTGCCAAACACGAAAATATTTTTTTGGATCGGGATTAAGGTCATATAAATAACTGATGCTAATTGATGCCATATTCTTTGTAGATGATTAATAGGTCATTGATCATATCTTGCCAGGCTTTTGGGTTGCAAGTGCAAGGTCTGTAAAACTTCCTTGATTGGAATACTCTATTCCATATTGTCGCAATCTCGTCGCCCTCTTGTTTTGTCAAGGTTGTATTGTTTACCTTTTGAAACTCGGTTAAATAGTTAAACTCATTCTCGGTTAAGCACAAAGGTTGCTTGTAACGGAATAACTTATTAAGCTTCTCTTTACGCTCTTCGCATCCGCAATCCTCACCAGCAATAAACTTGACTAACTTATCAATCCCAGTCGCTTTGGTTACCTTCGCAATCGTGTCCCCCAAACCTAACGATGGTTGTTCTTGTGTTTCTTGATTCTCGATATGCTCGATAATCGTTTTTTGTTTGTTTTTTAAGTTTTTCTTTGGCATTTTTTATAGTATTAAATATTGAATGTACACCTATTCCAGTGCTTTTGGCTATATCTCTTAAGCTGCAACCATTTACAAAGTACAATTCAAGGAGCATTTGTTCATATTCTCCGAATCCTTGTATAATTCGTTTAAGTTTATGAATTAAAACCTGATATTTTTGCTCTTGATCATCAACTGGCTCAAGCTCGTATTCAAAATTGGTGAAATCCGCCCCGTACTCCTTGCGTTTGTGGAAGTCGTAGTATAGGTTCTGAATGACTTTAAAAACATAAACAGTATTGATACCTCCAGAATAGTTGACTAACTTCTCAAGGTTGCCTTCTTTAATTTGTAATTCGCCTATTTTTAAGTACATCTGTTGCACAATTTCCTTTGCCGTCGCTGAATCCGCCCCTAAATAGTTCGCTATTTTAAGCCATTCTTTGTGCTTATTGGCAAAGTCTTGAAGCGTTAACATAGGTATTCTTTTATTTTGGCCTCAAAGTCTTCAAATGAATAGCAAACAATGTACTTAAATCCGTTATCCTCGACATCCTTTTGCCATTCCTTTTGAGTATCTGTCTGTTTATTTGGCTTGATTTTCATTTCAATGCACAAACCGTGATAGTTTTCTGTTGGTTTTAATAGGACTAAATCAGCCACCCCAGACAAAACACCCTCGGCTTTTAATATTTTAGCAGTTATTAAAGACCTACGACCACCATTAGGCACTGCAAAAAGCAATCGTGCAAGTTTAGGGTAGTTAAACCTAAACCACTTGACGCACATTATCTGCAATTTGCTTTCCTCGTGTTTCATAAACTTGCCCAAACACAAAGTGCGAGTAACCCAAGAATTCCAAGTATAAAAAATATGATGGCTTGTATTAATTGATATTTTTGGTCTTCTTCGTTATACATAGCCTAATTCTTTTTTGCGTTTGTCTTGTGCTGATGTTTGTCTATTCATCCAATTAGCCCCCCTTAAGTCAGGCCTCATTTGTTGAAGTTGCCTTCTTGCTCGGCTTACTGATTCAAAAGACGGAATGGTTTTGTTCTTCATTGCCTTGAGTAATTCAAGTGCAGTGATGTTCTGGGCATCGTAAAGCTTTAAGATTTGATTATAAAGGTAATAATCACAGTCCCTTGTGTGTTTTTGATACATCAAAATGTCCTCTATTGTTTCGTTTATTTTCATATCTGAAACAAATGTACATTTAAAATTTTAAATTTAAAAAGGGTTACTTAAAAAATATTCACAATTTATGTGATTCTGTAGTGTTTAAAGTACATTACCTTAAATTCCTCATAAGATAGCATCGAAATAAACTCCATCCCTCCAGAATAAATGCTTGTGTACTCTAATCCATCGTAGTCAATATACTTGCCAAAGGAATCTATATGAATGAACAGTCGTGGAGCAATATCACATTCCGACATAACATATCCCTCATCCTCGTTTTCAAGTTGGGCATCGGTTAGCTGAAATATGTCAAGCTCAAGCATTAGTAAATTTCTTTAGTAAAGTAATCAATACGCTTGTTATGCACTCGGTAGTTGCCGTTTTCTTTAATCTCAATCATTGCAAATCCCTGGTTGTGTTTTGTGTTAAACGGATCATAATCGGGGGCAAGTTCGCATAAGCATCCAGTTGAATAGGTCGTTGATAGTTCGTGGTTTAGTATGCTTTCTGAGTGTTCAGATGTGGTATGGCAATGGCCAATTAACATTGATGACTTAATACGGTTATAAACGCCTCTTGCTGGGTTCACTGGGCTAAAGAATCCCTTTACTATCATATGGCCGTGCGTCATTGGAAGCTTACCAGCCATCAAGATTACATTTTGATCGTGCCAAATGATATTCTTTTCTCTTAATTTAAGTCTTGAAGATAGTGTGTAATATTCATCGTGAAACAATGCTGGAGCTTTTTTCATTAAGTAACGCTTATACCAGTTGTCGTGGTTGCCTTCAATCCAGTGAATAGGGCATTTGAAACGGTCATTAAGCATATCCAAAAATTCAGACACCATTTCAAACCATTGGCGAATCTCGGAGTACAATGGAGGCGGTGCATCGTGGCTTGTAAATGGCTCGTTATCTAAAATATCCCCACCTAAAACAATGCAGTCAATATTATTATCTAAACCAAACTGCAAAGCAGCCGTTAAAGCTTCATTGTCTTGGTTTGGGAAGTGTATATCCGAAAGCCAAAGCACTCTTGTCGCACCTTCAATCTTTACAAACTTGCGGACATTGGCCCTTGATTCTGGCAAACCAAATGGGTTCTCCCTTGATTGAATCCTTTCTGTTTTAATCGGGTTTTTAAGCTTTGACCATCTCCCAGAATGTTGGCTTAAGATTGTCCGAGCTGCACTATAATTTGTAAATAGTGTTGGATAGTGCTCCATAAGTAACTGTGCTAAAGTCCTTATGGATGATTGAGGATATTTAGCCAAATACTCTCTGACTATTAACCCTTTTTTGCTGATTTGCCCCATTAAACATAGAACGCATCTTTACGATTTTGTTACTTTATGTAACTAAATATGTGAGCTATTACATCAACTGTCCATCCATTGCCAAGCATCTTATATCGTTGAGAATCAGAAACATAAGCCGTATATCCATCTTTAACAGTTTGAAGCCTTTCACATTCTGTTGGAGTTAATTTTCTAATATTATCGTTATATTCAATAGCATTTGTATGCCCAGTATCTAAACAATATGTTTTGCCATCATCTCTTGTTAAATGACCAGTTCCACCTTTCCCAGATGTGCTTGATCGTGGCATCATATTATGTACAATTATATCTGAATCAGAATTGCTTAAACTTTTAAAATGATTTGTTTTAATTGTATTTAAATAGTACTTGTCATCAACTTCAGTTTCCAAAACATCCTTCAAAAGTATCCCTTTGTCTTTAGGTTGTTCAATTATGCTTTGTAAATCTCCAAACAATCCGCCAGGTATCATTCCTATATTTGTCCAATAAAGCCTTTGTCTATTTTGAGCAGATACCAAACTTGAGTTTATCATAATAGGATTAACGCCTATTGCTTTGCTTAAAACCTTCTCCCATTTTTCACCCATCATTACATTCTCAAGTAAAAATAGTACATTAGGATTTTTCTCTCTTAACTCACCAAGTAATCGCATATACTCCCAAAACAAATACGACTGACCTTCAAACTCAAATCCTTCAGCTTTTAATTGCAAATAGTGATCAAGTGTCAAGATTTCTTGTTCATCTTTGGTCGACATACCCTTACGCTTACCTGCAAATGAGAATGATTGGCAAGGAGAACCACCAATTAACAAATCAATCTTTGGTAAAGCTCTTCCATCAACATTTACAACCGAACCTAATTGTACTGTATTTGGATAGTTTGCCATAGTAACTTGAATCGCAAACTTATCAATCTCGGATGCAAAATATTCATCCACTTTAATTCCTTGTCGTTCCAAAGCTTGTTGGCCACAAGACATTCCGTCAAATAAACTTAATACTTTCATTTTGGTAAACAATCAAATCCTAAACTTTTAATAACTTCAACTTTTAATACTTTCACTGGTTCTTTAAAGTATCTTTTGCGAGTGAAATACCCATCAGTGTGTTTATACACGACATCTTTAACCCACTTTGGCCCTTTGTCCGTTTGGACAAGTAAATTAGCTCTGAATATTTCTGTTGGCATAACAAGTTCTATAATGAAGACAAACACAAGCAAACATTCTCCAATTGATATTTGGCAAGGAGAAGTTATTTATAAATGTCATAAATGGGTTATTTTTCGTTTGGTCTCTTTTGTATTTATCTTCCAAAGCCAGTTTTAATTCACTGATCATAATTTCAAGTACAAACTCTGGGTATTGCATATCATCAAAAGTCCTTATAAACTCATATTTTGAACTAAAGAACATTGGAAACGAATCAAACTTTTTGGATTCCTCGTACTCATACCAAACCTTCCGCATATCTTCATAGCCTTGGCGTTCCTCTTCAGGTGTAAGCTTCACAAAGTTTTCAGTCTTTTTAACTTGTGGCTTTTGGATATCAATTTCACCGAGCAATCCACTATTGATTGCCTTATAAATTACTGTTGCCACAAATTGAGCGTTTAAGCGTTCTGGCTTCTTTACATCAATTATTCCCATAATCCATTTGTCCATTGAATCCTTAATGACATTGATATTGTATTTGCCATAGTTTTGTTTGATAAACTCAACAATCTCGGCTGGATACTTCGGAATGTCAAGGTCGGCTAACATACAAACATTCTCGAGGATCTTGCCAATTTCTTTATTTTGTGCGTCTTTTATATACATAGTTTTCAAATTTAATCCCATTTAATGATTTTTTCTTCCTTTACTTTTATTTCATCTTCCCAACGCTCTTGGTTAAGGTATGTGAGTGGATGTGGTGGCGTATAACTTGCAAATGGTTTGTAAGCCAAAAAGCTCGGGAGCGTCGCCGAAATTTTCGCCCTCTGTGATTCCGTTAGTTTTTTGTATTTAGATTCACATCCTTTTTTGTTATTCTTATTAGGATATAAATTCCAAAAAGATTCAAAAGAAAAACAAGTATTTATATTATTATCCTTATTATTATTTACTCTATTATTATCTATATTATTATTGGGTGCAATTTTTTCACCATTAGAGTGCAAATTTTTCACCCCTTGAGATGCAATATTTTCATCCTCTTGGTGCAAATTTTTCACTGTTGGTACGCTTACAATTTTAGTCTCATTATTAGCGATTGCCCATTCAGATTTGTTCTGAATCATTTTGCAATAAACCTCAGATGCTCTTAAAAATTTGGTTTTCTCATCCCTGATTACTAACCCTTTAAGTTCTAAAGCATTTATGATATAAATTATGTTTCGTTTACTCAAGTCTAAATCATCGGCCATTCTTTGACGGCTTATGATTGCCCATCCACCATACTTAATGTTGTTTGATAAATGATAAATTGAATCCAGAACGGCGTACTCGTTCATTGATAAGCATAAAGCTTTCCTAATTGGGTGTATTATTGTAGTATACATAAATAAAAACCCCACTCAAAATTGAATAGGTCAAGTATCCAAAATTGAATGGGGCAGTATTTTTAAAAATTAAGTTCATCATTCTTGACCAATGATATTGCAAATATAAAGTTTGTTTTGTAATTTCCAAATATTAATAGTATTTTCGCAATACTTTTTTCATATCTGACGGGATTAGGGGGCTATTGCCCCTTTTTCTTTAGTACAATCGAATCTTTATAAGGTACAAATTTAGCGGACATCATTATTTCACCTTCCTCGCTGATCATTCCGTTGTTTGTTAATGACAATCTATAAGACTGTTTAGCAACATCTTGGATAGCTTTAAGCCTAGCGGATAGTTCAACATACTCTGGTATATGGTCATATTCATAACGGCCACCACCAGTCCTTACCTCGACTACATAACCATTAAACTCTTGCTTATTATATTGATTGGCAGACTTTAAAAAATCTTCGTTTAAATCGCTTGAAATCTTATCGATGGTATCTTGTATCTGTTTTAAAGCAATAAGCAGTTCTAAAGGCTCAGAATAGCCTAAATTAACATCATTGTGCATCATCCTCAATTCAGATAATACACTTATAGGAGATATTTTCTTTTTTAGCATAGTTAGAATGGTAAATCTTCCCTATTGTCCTTAGATATCTTCTTTGCTTTTAAGTCAAACTTTTCTCCAAGCATTTCAAAGTATGGGTTAACTCCAGATTCAACATAAGCTTCAAAGTATTTAGCGTGTTCAAATAAGCTTTCAAACTTGATGTGGCCACTAACTACCAAGTCAGTTACGCATTTAAGGACTGACATCCTTGCAATCTTCTTGTCTTTATCAGGATCACTTGGTTTAGATGCGAAAGGCACGAAAGGTGCTTTGACTGGTTTTACTGTGTGAAACAATTTGCCATTGACATCTTTGCTTGTAATGTCGTAGGTTGATTCATCGCCCAATTTAAAAGATGTTTGGTCTTTAGACTTTGAGTTGTAGTCTCCGACATCACCATTTGTGAAGCCGATTTCAAATCTGTACATTGTACCGTACTTGCTTTCCCAAGTCCCAGAGGCTTGGATGTGGTTTACTGTGCTTGTTTTTTCCATAATGATTCTTGTTTTAAAGTGTAGTTCATTCTTGTTAAAATTTCGATTTTCTTCTCTTGGCTCATAGCATTGTGTCTGAAGTTAAACCTCCACGAAGCTATTGTGTTGTAATTAATGCCCATTGCGTCGGCTAACTCCTCATTGCTTTTAGCAAACACCTCACTCAAGGCCACTTGCATTGTTTGTTCTTCCATATTCTATTTGTTTGATTATTATATTCCATTCAACCTCATCCAATAACACCATAAGCATCTTGTAAAGTGGTTCTGGGTTATCCCCTGAATACTCAACAATTTTGCTTCTTATAGCTTTGTATACATAAAGGTAAAGTGTTTGTGCATCAAAGCTTGGATTAGATAATAAAAATTGTTCGATGTTGATGATACCATCAAGGTTCTCAATCATTTGGTAGGTAGGGTAGTTCCCAACCCCTAAATCTGTGTTGTATTTCATATTTGACATTGCGAATTTATATTTTATTTTGTAATTTTCCAAAACATAGTTGGCGGATAGTTCATATTTTTCTTAATGGTTTTGTATTGGCCAAGGTAACCCCAAACTAATCCACCGTATTGCTTTTGTGAATAGATGATTGGTATGCCATTACGCATTCGCATCTCCTCAAACTTGTTGACGAATCGAGGGCCATCACCAAACTCACTCCACCAAAAAAGATAGTCGCCCTTTTTTAGTTTCATAAATTCAATAACATCATCCTCGGTGTATTGCATTACTGTCGGCAAGTGTTCTGTGATTACCATAGGTTTATTTTTAAAATTGAATCACCATACTTTTTTTGTGCAACCAACATACCCATAATGATTTCAAATTTGTAATGCTTCTTTTGTTGCAAGGCCCACACGAATAGGTGTTCGTAGTGCATTGAAATTGTAACCACATTACCAACGGCCTCAATAGGCAATCTTGTTTTGATTCGATAGAGTTGCTCAAATCTCTTGGCAAGTCTAAAAAGTTCTATTGTTTTCATATTGATGGTACAAAGGTACTATTTAGAATTGTAAAAACAAAATAAATATGATAAAATTTTTTAAATTGTTAAAAATGCAACCTTATAAGGATGCAAGTTGGAAGTGCATCGCATCGCAGCGTAACCAAGTTCCACCCCAATCAAACCCAGCGTCTGTGAAGCATTTAGCGAATGTAGGTGATAGTTTAGGCGTTTGGTATAATCCGTTTTCAAAGGCATTGACATCAATAGCCAATCCCCAAGAATGTAAGCTCATAGTTGATAGGCCTCTTTTTTTACGGATATTAAAACAACCATCCCAGGTTTTAAGCTCTTTTACCGCTCCAGTATCAATAAGATTCTTAAACGCTTTTTTAAGTGGCTCAACCATTAGCCTATTACAGTATATTCGTTTTGGTATGATCCCAATTTCCAACTCTGTTGGCACATCCCAAAGCGTCATACACTTATTAGATGCACTTGGCTCACCGAATTTTGCTAAACACTGCTTACTTGATACCATCGACCTGAATAAAATTAGAAAGGAATTTACCACACCCACCAATAATTGCACACCATCTCATTAACTCTGGATCATTCAAATTAAATGAAGCTACAAATATAGTTGCACCAGCTATGGCATCCCCAAACATACGGACTTGCTTTTGTGTTGGGCTGAAATATGGTTTTAATTTTATCTGCATCTGCCTTGTCCTCTGTATTTTTTATCTGGCTTTGAGTTCTTTGAGTGAACGCCCTTATTGTTCTTTTTAGGCTTCACTTTGAACATCTTTAATACATCAACTTTACTCCCCTTCTTTGCCATTGATGTTTTTAGTTTTGAAATAATAGTAACGAATAGCAAACAAACCTGATACAATAGCCACTAAACCCCATAAAAAAGAAACGATAGGTTGCACACTTGTCATAAAGTGAGCAATCCCCCCAACGAATGTGGTGGTTGTTAATGCGTCGGCTATATTGTCGTTGTTACTCATTGATCGGTGTCGGTGAAATTGGTGGGATATACTCAACGAAAGGGCAATCTAATATCCAAGCCCATTCGGAATTAGTTATTATTACGATGTCATCAGCTGACAAAAAAGTGAACCAATCTGCGTTAATATCTTGCACACAGTTGAAATATTGGTCAGGGGCGTACATTACGCCTTGAATTGAATCTTTTTGTGGTATGTCTAAAAGGTAGCCTTCCATTTTATTATATTATTTAAACTTGTCTTGATAATGAAGTTTGGAAATTTTGAACCGCAGTATAATACAAATCTATTTCGCTTTGTGTTAATCCATCGCCCAAGAAACTATATGCAATTTCTCTATTAGAATAACTTGCAGCAGTTATTGCGTCATTGCCAGCACCTAAATAAATATTCCTATTTATATTTGTACCTATTGAATCTGTATTTGTTAAATTTATAGTTGAAGTGCCTCTTTTATATCTGCTATATGAAGTTGAGTTTGTTCTGCTTACTGCGTGAAATCCTTGTGAATTTGTATTTGCTGAACTTGGAGTGACAGCACTACAGTTTAACCCACTAAAAACTACATCCCCAGTAAAACGAGAATAAATTGTTGAGCTATTTAAACCACTTGAAATAGTCCCTGCACCCATATCACAATAAGCTCCAACTGAATTTGTTCTCAAATATACCCCCATTGCACCATTGCTTGTGCTTGTCCAATTCCCTTGTTGATTAAAGAAAGTGTTTGCATAAGCATTTGTACCGTTTGGTAAAGCACCAGTTGAACTATGTGTCCAAGCCCCACTAAATGCGAGTCTATAAGCCGCATCCAAATCACGAGGGTCTTTTAAATTCCATTTGTGAGTTGTTGCAGTTCCACCAACGAAAGGATAAATGGCTTTCATTTTAGTCCATAATCCGTATGTTTTTAAGTCAGTTACTAAAGTGTTTACTGCATTGGCTTGTGTTTGGTCAGTTATAACCGCAGCATCAAGGAATGCTTGAGCGTTTGCATCGCTTACAATAGGCACACCAACATATCTGCTTAATTCTTGTTGGAATAATTGAACGCTTGTATATAGGTTAGTTGCCTCTGTGTCTGTTAAGCCGTTACCAATAGTTGAAAATGCGACTTGTCTTGTTGAATAAAATCCAGCAGTACCATTGACATCATTTGCACCTATATATGTATTAAAAGAAAGTAATGGTTGAGTATTGGTTGTAGTAACAGTTGAAACTATACTACCATTCTTAACTAATTTTGTTGATGTTGCAGATGTTGAAGTCCCTATATAATAACCATCCCCACTTGTATCAGTAAAACTTGCAACGACACCACCATTTGAAATATATGATTTATTTGCCCCAATAATACTATGGTATATAGATATTTCATTTGAATAGCTTGTTCCATTAGTAACACCTATTTCAACTGAATTTGTAGCTATATATGCTGAAGTTCTTGAATAGAAACTTTTATGTAAATTATTAAGAGTTAAATTTGTAGCATCATTTAAATAGGTATTTGCGAATGCGTTACTCCCATTTGGCGTTGCACCTTGTTTACTATAAGTCCAAGTACCGTTAAAAGCTAATCTGAAAGCAGCATCAAGGTCTCTTGCGTCTTTAAGGTTATATTTGAATTGAGAAACAAATCTGTTAGCTGGGGTTGTGGCTATTGTTTGGTAATCACTAAAAGTTGAGCCAAGTTGGAATTGCGGATGCCAAACAAAAATGTCAGTGCCTCTCGTAAAAGAACCACTCGCAGTGCAGCACATTGGTAACCAAACTTCAGTTGAAACGGCAGTTACATTAAAATTGAATGTTAATTTATACCACCCGTTTCCTACGCTTGTCATACTTGCGTTAGAAACACTGTTTTGAGTTTGTGTAATTAACCCCGTGTCTAAATCGCCCCAAACTACATTGTCAATTCCAAGGGCATATATAGTACAAAAAAAGTATCTGTTTGTTTTTTTCTTTACATAACAAGTATAAGCATTTGTGCCAGTGGTTGCTAATATTTGCCTAATGTTTCCACCCGTAATACTCCAACCTGTGTTTGTTCCATCGGGAGCCGTTGTGGCATTTGGGGTTGCTACGGTTGTGGTTTTTTGCCAAGCTCCATTTGTTAAGTCTTCAGTGTAGCTGAATTGATTGTAAGTATCAGAAACGAAAGGATATATAGCTTTCATCTTAGACCATAGGCCGTATGATTTAAGATTTGCTACAAGATTATTTACCGCATTAACCTCTGTTGTTCCAGTCAGTCCAGTTGCAGCAATAAACGCCTGGGCATCACTATCCCCATAGCTGACACCTCGCCTTCCTACACTTATAGATGGGCCAAAATACATCCTTAGATATTGTACATTATTACTGAACCACTCGTCAAGGTAATTGAGCTAATATATGTACCATCAGGCACACAAATAAACGCTCCTTGCTTTAAGGTTACTCCGCTTAATCCTAAAGATGTCATCAAAGATGCACTTGCTTGATCAAGAATTGCCGATACAACCGCATCAGCGTTAACCACAAAACCTCTAAATGTGCCAGTGTTTGCACTTGTATTTGAAACGACTTTACAACCAGTGTATCCAGCCGAGAATGATGTTGCACTTATACTCATATATATAATACTTTTATTTTGTAAATTGTTACATTACGGCAAAGTCCTTGTAATCTGTCCAATTCCTTGCGCCCACATTGATCCATCACAACACTTTTTGTCGTATGTATTCTTGTCTTTACACAAACAAGCTCTGGATGAACCAGGCTTTGGGTTCACTCTCGATGGGGTTACGAATTTCTTTTCCATAATAATCTTAAAAATAAGCCGATAACCATCCCTAAAATCAATAGTTTTAAATTCAATCCTAAATCACCTTTTTTATAAATGATTTGTGGGGGCAATTCAACTGTTTTAGTTAGTCTTATCGTGTCTTGTTTAACCTTTATATCTGTTTTAAAAAAGTTTCTGTTTCTGTATATTGTCAATCGCACCTTGCCAGTATCTGTGATAAATGTGTCAACATCATTAAGCGTGAATGTATCAACGCTATGAAATGAATCAGTCATTAATACTGTATCAATTACCCAATTCCTTGGTCTAAACAATGATGGATCTTTGATTAAGGCCCTTTGTAAATGCCAAGAAGCCGAGCAGCTACTCAATAACAATATAAGGATTAAAGCTCTCACTTTTTCTTTTTCTTTGGAGCTTCCTCAACAATGGTAATATCGCAAGTTAATTGCAACGCTTCCATAATTTCACCAACATACATTGGCATACTCTCGCTTGTTAAAGATGCAATATGTAAAGCCTCAATGTCCCCATCGATAGCCGATGCACTCATCAAGCTCAAAGGTTGGCTTGGTAGTTCATCAATTACAAAGTGGTAGTCTTTAGTGTTAGTTAGATCACTTACATAGTGTAAGTAAACCTTTGATATTTTTCGCATTTTCATTTTTTTTTAAGTTTAAAAAATAGTCTTTTAATTTTGAAATATTATCCGCCTTTGGCTTATACTGTTTCTTCATAGATTCCAGGTTGTATAGTTAGTTGGTGTGCTATAAGGATATTCCCCGCCATTTTGATAGGCCACATATTCTGGGTAAAGGCCTACATTCAAAGTGATATAATCCACTAAACGCTTTCTATATGTTTCAGCTATCTGTCTGTAACGCTTTACTAAAGCTTCAACCTCAAAACGATCCAATACAACCGTATTTTCAGGATTGTTTTTAAGGATACCAGCATTGCTTACCTCATAGTTATGAAACTGTACAAAGTCAGCCATAGCATAATGAATCAGCATAGGCTGAATATAATAGCTTGTCAAGGTCAAATAGTTACCAGCTAATGTGTTATTCATTACATCGGTTAAAATCTTCCTATAAAGCACAGTACCAAGTACACCTTGGATTTCTATATCTTGAGCAACCTTAATAAAAGGGCTAATGTTGTCAATATCGACATTGCCTTTTAATTGAGTATACTTATAAATATCCTCTTTAGTTACTAATAAAACATTATCATTCGTTTGCATCTTATTTATTCTTTAAGCTTCCTCTGTTTGGTAGGTCAATTGTTTTAGTGCTTGCCGTATCCCAGCTTGGTGGTGCAAATGGCACACCTTCTCTGTTTGCAGTTGCATCGGATACCTTCTCATAGTTTCTTAAGTCCCTTTCGTCGCTATTTTTCTCACTTGAAGTTAGTGGCTTTATCTTCCCACCTTCTGTTTTGCGTCTATAAGTTACTCTATACCAAGCGTGATGGCAATAAACTCCACCTTTAAATTTCCAGATACTATAATTGCTTGATCCCTCTGGGGCAAATTGACCGTTCACTCCATTAAAACTCATTATATTTATATCTTCACGACGATAAACAACCCCTTTTTTTGATAAGTTGGTCATTTCTTTGCAGAACTTTCTTGAGTTTTTAGTCACTCTATCTGGGCCATACTTGTAGCGTATCTTAAAAATCCCAGTATCGTCTTTAGACTTCATATCTGGGTTATCGTATCCAAATTCGAAATGATCATCCTCATCGTTTGCCTCTTGGATGTCTATAATTTCCCACTCGTTTAGGTCAACCTCCTCGCCTTTATCTTGCAAGAAAGCTAACCAGGCGTTCTCATCGTCCTCGGTCATCTTTGGTTTATCACTCCCCTCAAAATAAGAATAGCAAATTGCAGCTGCTTGTTCTTTGTCTTTACCTTCAGCAATAACAGTTGGGATGCAACGAGCTAAAAAATCATCTTTGCTCTCACCACTTTTTTTTTGAACCATTTCAACTTTTGAGAAGCCGTATTCCTTCTCTTTGGTTGTAGTGTCAATGGCCACTCCGCTTAAATCAACGAACTCTAAAGGTTGCAAAGTCTTAAAGTATATATCAACCATTACTTCATTCTTTAAAAGCACCTTATTAAAGCCGTCAATCAATAGATTCTGGAATGGTCTGATAACAATATTGTCAAATAAGATAGATGCAGTTTTTAACTCTTCAGCATTGCTTGAGAATCCGTTGCCACTATTTTTAACACCGAATAATAAAGGGCTGGTGATTCTATGAGCTAACAAAATTTTATCAATACATTCTGTACTTAAAAATTGGTATTGATCAGCAGCATCGCTTAAAGCAACTGGAGTGATATCCGCTGCAGAATCTTTACTCTCGTTAAATGATACGATTGCCCTGCCAGTGTTTGAACTCCCGCCAAATTTAGCATTGATTTGAGCTTCGATTGCATCTTTAATTTCTTCACTTGGTTCACCGTTGTTGAAGTTGATCAACATTGACGGAGCTAAACCGTTCTTAATATTGTTTAGATGGTAGTTGCTTATTTCACCTTCAAGCTCACAATATTGAGTGCCACCTTGATAGTCTGGTGGTGCAAAATAAAAGTTACCAGTTGAATAAGGCTTGATTACAAGCATACATTCTTTAGCACTTTCATCATATCCAAACGCTGCGAACTCTTTTGGCTTTTGGCCCTTCTTTAATTTTGACCAATCAGCACAATAGTACCATTTTTCAATTTCGCCCTTGTCATTGGCTTTCTGTGGTCTTAAAGTTTGCATTGGGAAGTGGTATGCCCTCACATACTTTTTGCCGTCTTTAGACTTTACAATTTGGAATGCACACATACCAAGCATCGTTAAATCCATTGTACACTTTTTAACCTCTTCATTTTGGAAGATGGTTTTGAAATCCAAGTATCCCTTTAAATGACGATCGGCTTTTACAACCTCTGGGCCATAGCCGTAAATCATATCGGCTTTACCTTTGATACAAGCGTTGTTTGTAGGTGAGCTATAATACAAATCTATCAAATATTGATAGTAGTTATTGTCAGCACCGTATTCAACCCAATCTTTATTTGTTTGCTCAACAATAGATGGACTTGTATAACCAGCCATATTGATGATGTGGTAAGATGGAATATTTTTTTTGCGTGTAGCCATTATAATGTAATCCAGTTTTTACTGTTTGTGTTTGTAGTTGACCAAGACTTCCACTGTCTGTACTCATCAATAGAACCAACGATCCAATAAGCTAGGTATTCAAAATACATCTTGCTCGATTGGATTACTCTAATGTTTAGTTCGTCTAATTGATTAGCCACTGCATTGATGGTGGCAAGTGATGGAAGTGTCAATGTAACTTTAGTCCCCACTATTGTAGGCGTTACAGTTGTAGTTACTAATGTCTTGGTGGCCTTATGTTCAATTTCAAGTGTTACTGGTAACCCATCAAACGCAATAAGCGGATGAAATGCAATTGATGTACTTGAATTATTGATAACCATATTTAATAAAACCTAAAGGCCTCATTTTGTTACAATAAAAAAGGGGCATCTCTGCCCCCTTCTCACCTATGTACACTTATTAATTATGGAGTTGTATCTGGAGTAAAGATAGTTGACAAGCCAGCGTAAGTTACTGCTGCCAACGGTCTTGGGCCATACTTCTCGGAAGCAATAAAGCTCAAAGTATAAGTACGAGCATCACCAAGTAAAGTTCCCCAATCTTCAGAACCTGTAGTAACATCACAACCAAATTCCTCACCTAATAACCAAAAATTGTCATTTCTATCCCATACAACCACTCTCCAACGACCAGTTGCTAAAGTTTCAACATCTTTAGTGTCTAACCAAGGAGTTGCTTGTGATTTAGGTTTAAATTTAACGGTTAAGTTAGATTCGTGGAAAGTTGTGCCATTGTCTCTTGATGAAGTGATGGTGTCAGTAAAACTGTTTGCACCTTTCAATTCCCAAAAGTATCCAGTATCTAAAGTAACACCACCAGATTGAGCGATTTTAGTAACCGCACCTGAAGCGTCAACTGTGATAACATCACTCCAAACGAATGGGATTAAAAACATCCCTTGAATACCACCAAGATATTCTTTGCAAGGCTCTAAACGAGCGTCTATTGTATTACAAGCCATTTTATTTTAATTTGTTTTTATAAAAAAGGGCGGGTTTTGGCCCACCCCTTATTGTTAATGTTTCAGTTAATTATTACGGAGTTACATTGATAACAACTTGTTGAGCTGGGTTAGTTGCAATGATACCTCCCGTGAAACGCATTATGGTGCGGACATTCTGAGATCCGTCGATTTTAGATAAATCTATGACAGACACTTCGTTAAAGTCGCTCAATAAACCTGTGCCAAAGTGTAAATCAGATTTCATACCTAAAATACAGTCGTTATCATTTAAACCTGGACACATTGTTACTGGAATACCTTGGAAGTTCATTGGCTTCTCACCAACATAGAATTGGAAGTTGTAGTTACCAGCAGACAAAGCAGCTTGGTAAGCTTTCATTGTGCTTGGGCCTACATAGTATTGGTAACCTTCTTTACCGTACAATGCAGCTGGAGAGTAATCTAAAGCTTCTTGTAAACGAGCAACAACATTACCTGAAGTTGTAGCACCAGCAAATGGGCGAACGATAGCAGAATTGTCAATCAAGTATTGAACCATACCACCAGTGTAAAAAGTATTTGATTTCCAGATACCTAATTCAACGGCTTGAGCCACTTCAGCAGCAACTTGAGCTAATAAAAATTGCTCGAAAGTAGCTGGTAATTTTTCAAATGCAGAGTAACCAGCTTGAGCAGCTTCCCAAGTAGTTCTTAAATTGTTTTTACACAAAGTTAAGTTAACTTGTTTTTCAACTGTGGTTAATACATACTCACCTAAAGTGATTGATGAAGTATCAGTGTAATCACAAGTTGCGTTGTCTACGCTGATAGTTTGTTGCCAGTTACGAATAACTTGCTTGTAAGCAACATTAGGGTGCAAAGTGATTAACTCTTTTGATAAAGTTTCACCACTCAAAAGGGCAGCAGCGATATATTCGTTGCCAAACTGACCAGCATAAGTATTTGGACTTACAGTCGGGCCAGACAATTTGATGTTTTTTAAATCTTTCATTTTATTTGGTTTTTTTTATTTGAATAATTGGTTAAATACTCGGTCAGTAACGGTTTCGTTTCTTTTTTCACCGATTTTAAATTTGATTGAATTTACTGGATTCGCCTCTGGAGAGTGGAATGATCTTGGAGCTTCCTCAGATGCTAAACGAGATACTAACTCGTCTCTCTCTTCAGTTACACTTGACAATTTCATTTTAAGAGCATTTAACTCTTCTCTGATTTCAGAAAGCTCAGCAGAAAACTCACTTACTTTAGTTGTAGTTTCAGTTAACTTTTTAGGCTTAGCCATTTCCTCAACGATTTGTTCTTTCATTGGTTCATCTTGCATTACTTCCTCAATGATTGGCTCTTCCATTACTTCCTCTTCTTTAGTGGAAATTTCCACGATGTAACCTTTATCATCAACTTTTACAATAGTGCCATCTTCCATAGCGTATTCACCCATTGGAGCTGGGATTTTACCATCTTCAGTAACTACGAAAATAGCACTTCCAACTTCAAAAGATTCAGCGTCAAATGTAGCTTGACCATCCATTGTTTTCATTGATGCAAGGTTAACTTCAACGGCTGGAGCTTCGGCTTTAATGCCTAAAGCAACCATCACTCTGTTTAATGTTTCGTTTGCGTTCATATTATATATAACTTATTTTTTTTTATTGTTACAATTTTGCCATTCATTCAAGATGCTTATTACCTCTTGCAATTTGGCCTCCTCATCGGTTAACTCTTTAGATAACTTTTGTCCTTTATCAACAAAATAACCTTCGATTGAAAAGCCTTGAACAAGCCCAGTTTTCACATAGTCATTCCACACCTCGTCGTTCTCAACTTTCATTGCTACCATCCAAGTGCCGATTGGATCAGTCATCCCATATAAAGCAGACTTATCCATTTCCATATCTTCTTTAACCCAAGACTCAACCAGGCATAAGCCTTGAATTTTAACGGCGTGTTCTAAAGTTGCCTGGCCTTGATTACCTCTTTGCAAATAAAGTTCTGAAGCCTTCTTTACAGTTGCTCTTGAGAAGTAACAATAAAACTCCATTCCATCCTGGTTACGATAGATAGGTTTGTTTGGAATCAATGCTGGGCCTAATAAGATTCTTTTTTCAGCATCAACGGTGGCAAATTTTACCTTGTGGTTATTAAGTGCCACGAAGTTAGATTCAATGGCAGGTGATTTAACAATGCTTATCGCATCGATACCACTTGCCATTTGATCTTCATCAAGTAATAACTCAAGTATTTGCATTAGGCAAATTTCTTCAAGGTTTCAGTCCAGAAACTAAGGTCTTTTTGCACATTGAAAAAATCTGTGCTATTCAAAGAGCTTATTGCTGATTCTAAGTCGGCAACCGCTTCTTTTGGCACACCTAATTGCTTTAATTGTGTTTGATAGTCATTGTAATCAGCCTCAATTTTTGCACCTAATTGTTGCATTTGTCTCAACATTTCACCGCTTTGCTTTGAAAAATCTGATGCTTTTGTTTTGATTGCGTCAACTTGATCAGATATTTTTTGTGCGTTGTCAGTGATTTTGATTGCTGGAGCTTCATATCCTTTAGCTTTAGCAATTAATTTGATTAAATCTTCCTTTAATCCAAGGTTGATTGCTCTTAAATTCGATAGTTTTATACCTTTCTTTTGCATATTAATAAAATAATTTACCCTCCAAGTGTTGCATTTTGGCTTATGCGACGATCAAGACTTTGACGGCTTGTTACATCATTCCCTACCACATACGCTTTTTGTGGACCACCAATAGCCCCTTGAACGCTTCTTGCAACTTGTGTTGATGAATCAACTTGGCCACCAACCACACCAATAGATGGGCCTCCAGTTGAGCCACCTCCAGCACCCCCACCAGTATCAACTCCCATTTTACTCGAAGCCTCATAAATTTTCTTTACATTGGCAAGACCAGTGGCAACCATACCAGCAGCAGCGACAATATTAAAAGGGAATGGCACTAATGGATCAGATAACACTTTGTTTGCAGCAACATAAGTATCAATTACCGCTTGTCCTATTGAAGCAGCAACCGCAGCCTTACTGTTTTCTTTAAATAATGCTTGAGCCCCAGCCAAGAATGTTTTGGTTGCATCTAATTGAGCATACTGTTGGGCCTTCTCAGCCATTGCCAAGTCTTTAGATAGCTTCTTTTTGTTGTTTGTATACTCAGCATCAACAACCATCCTTTCGGCTTGTATTTCAGCATAACGGGCCGTGCCTTCTTTAGCAAGTGCAAGTTCTTTGTCTAATGCCTCAACCTTTTTATTGTAAACAAGGTCAACATTATCAATCTGCATTTGAAGTCTTTTAACATCATTGCGCTCCAATTCAGCATTGGTTTCCACTTCCATCTTATAGACTTCTTGCTTTGCATCAGCAGTTGTTTTTAAAATGCCAAATTCCTCATTTCTTAAACCATTGATATTCGAAAGTTGTTCAGATAGTTGTCCAGTATACTTATTTTCAATTTCAAAAAGCTTTAGTTTTTCCTCCTCGATTCTATTGCTTAATTCCGCATTGCGTTTTTTAATACTCAATTCCTTTTGCATATGTGCAATGATGGATTCTTGGGCAGCAATTTCCTTTTGCTTGTTTTTTTCTAATACAAGGGCCAACTCTTCATTGGCTTTTATCCTATCTTGTATGCTTACATTCTCGTCATCTCTTCTTTGTCTTGTTTTCTCAGCCTCTATTTCAGCTTCCGTTGCAATTCTTTGGTAGGCCCTTTGTAATCTGCCCAAGTTTTTCTCATAAGTCAATAAGAAATCCTGGTTGTCAGTTACATTTTTAATGTTTTTGCCTATTGTAGTAACCGCCTTTTTTGTAAAATCAACAACATCATTGACAACCGTTTTAATATTTTCAACCTTTTTAGCGTTTTGCTTTGCAAGTTCAATATTTTGGTTTTGTAAATCTGTTATTTGTTGGGTTATTTTGGCAGCCTCTTCAGTGTCATTTGTAAATTCATTCCAGGCTTTTCTTAAATTTAAAACCGCTATTTGAGCATTGTTGGCCCACTCAACAAATTTGTTTAATACTAAGTCAATTAAATTGTCTTTAATCCATTGGCCGCCCCGTTTAAGTGAATCAACTAAGTCATCCCACCATACTTTAGGCTCTTTAAATAATTTAGCCATCCAGTCAATAGCTGGTTCAATAACCTCAACAACGCCATTAATAACCCCAACAACAACATTCATTGCCGCCTCAAATAACTTGGCAATTCTCTCATTCTCCATTAGCTTTTGGCTAAAGGTATCAAATAGTTTTATCCCTATTCCAAGTCCAAATCCTTGTTTTATCAAACCCCCTAAACTTGCAAGTTTATTTTTAGATGAATCAGCAGCTTTGCCAACATCCTTAAGGCCCTTCTCCCCTTTGTCCAAAGATTTATCCAATCCTTTGACAGAATCCTCCATTTTACTGAATGATTTTTGTGCCTGGGATGTATCGGCAATTATATTGTATTTTATTTCTTCAGCCATCTTCTTTTAATTTGATTCCACAGTTGCTTCCAATTTCTTATAAATTTGTTTTTACCTTTGGCAATTTCCACATTTTCAGAAACCCCAACCCATCGGTTTGATTGTGCCAAGTTTATTATTTCGCTGATCATATTATTCGCTCGATTGTAAATGATGTTCTGGTTATGTCAATAGTTTTTGTTGATCCGTCTAAAGTATAAGCTCTTAACTTAACAACTTGATTTTCCCCTATTGTCGCACTTGCAATCAAATTAATGCTTATCACCCCATTAGCGTGAACCTCCTGATACCCCTCTGTTTGCACATCATCAATATTAACTTCAAAACCAACTTGAGCAGACGAATGGTTGTCCACTACCATATTGACATTGATACGATATTGGCCTGATGTGTTTATTGTTACCTGGCTATTGGCAAGGTCATAGGTATAGAATCTTTGATCACCATCAAATCCGACATCAGTTAAAAATACAACTTGTGGCGTTGGGTTAACTGTTATAGGTAAGTTGCTATAATTCCACATCGTTACTTTATTAAGTGAAACCAATGGGAGTATATTATCCATTATCGGAGTGATCATCGATTGAGCAGATATGTTGAATGTTGCAATATCAACCGCGTCAGTCTCGTATATACCACCACTTGAAATTGCATTTGCTAAAGCTTTACGGATAGGATTCCCATCGATAAAAGTCTTACCATTGTCCGTTGCAACTAAAGTTGTAAAGGTTGGCTTTTTGCCTACAGTTGTGGTTATCTCCAAATTGCTCACATTTGGATAAGTGATCAATTCAATTACGGCCTTTTGGCTTAACAAATCATATTGTATTTTTTGAATCTTATAATAGTTCCCACTAATAGCCACATTATCGTTTAGTTTCATATTTAACCAAACCCCAACTGGTATTACTGCATCAACTACAACGATTCGGCTTCTTGTTGAATAAAGCCTTGATAAATATCTATTCCAATACATCCAATACATTGAGTTCTTTGGCATATTGCCAATCAATGAAGCTTCAAGACCAAACGCAGTTGAATAAGAATTAGTTGTATAACCACTAAAGGGAGATGATGGCGGATATTGAGTTATAAGTGTAGTGCCAACATAGAAGCTATTAGCAACCATTTTTATATTTGTGTTTCGACCATTATAAAATAGAATCAATTTTTGATCAACACCTTGGCTTTCTGAATTGATTATGAACGGCATTTCAATGTCCGTATTGCTGATCAT